CTCACACCACCCGACTGATGGGGGCGATTGTGTCTCTCAATTCTGAAGAACTGCGTGGCAACCTCGCCCACGCCGCCAAGTCCGCCCAAGACCTCAAAGCCAAAGCCGACAAAGAGAACCGAGAGTTTACGCTCGAGGAAGCCGCCCTCTTTGACGCCCACATCTCGCAGACGGTCGAAATCAAGGCGAAGATCGCCGCCGTCGAAGCCCACGCCGAGCGGATGGACACGCTCGCCAAGCTGACGGAAGAACTGAAGCAGCCCGTCGGCCGCTCGACCAAGCCGACCACGCCGGGCGAAGGCGTCCAGAACGGCAACAGCTTCCCCGCCGCCTCGTGGGCTCAGCCGAAGCGGAACGGCGCACTGCAAGCATTCAAGGGCGAAGACGCCGAACGCAAAGCGTACAAGTGCGGCATGTGGGCGCGGGCTCACCTGCTCAAAGACCAGCGTGCGGCCCGGTGGCTCAACAATTACACCGGCATCGACATCAACGCCGCCCTCGCCGGGAACTCGGACCCGAACGGCGGCTACCTCGTCCCCGAGGAATTCACGCAGGCGATCATCGACCTCCGCGAGCAGTACGGCGTGTTCCGCCGCAACTGCCAGGTCATGCCGATGGGCTCGGACACGATGCTCATTCCCCGCCGCGCCGGTGGCGTGACGGTCGCGTTCACGGACGAGAATCCGGCGGCTGCCATCAGCCAGAGCAACCCGACGTGGTCGCAGGTGCGTTTGACGGCAAAGAAGCTCGCCGGTCTCACGCTCATGTCCACCGAGATCGCGGAAGACGCGATCATCGACCTCGCCGACTGGCTCGCCCGCGAGTTCGCCTACGCCCTCGCGACGAAAGAGGACCAGTGCGGGTTCAACGGTGACGGCACCAGCACCTACGGCGGCATTCAGGGCATTTGCAACTACCTCGTTGCGGGCGCCTCGCTGGTCGGTGCGGTTGACGCGACCTCCGGCCACGACCTCTTCACCGAAGTCGATGCCGGCGACCTTGCCCGGACGATGGCGGCTCTCCCCGAGTACGCCCGCGCCGGCGCCAAGTGGTACTGCTCGTCCGTCGCTCTGGACCTCGTGTTCGGCCGGTTGATGAGTGCAGCCGGCGGAAACAACATCCAGAACCTGATGGGCGGCTACGGGTACTCGTACCTCGGCTATCCCATCGTCATCTCGCAGGTGCTTCAGACGAGCCTTTCGGCCATCAACGACGTGCCCATGCTGCTGTTCGGCGACCTTCGCCTGTCCAGCACGCTCGGCGACCGTCGCGGCATGCGAGTGATGCCGTCCGAACACCGCTACCTCGAACTCGACCAGATCGCGATTCGCTGCACGCAGCGCTTCGACATCGTGAACCACGACATGGGCGACACCTCGAACGCCGGTCCGATTGTGGCTCTGGTCGGCAACACGTAATGGGCCCTCCGGTTGAAATCCGGTTCCGACTCGCGTGGGGCTTCTACCGGGTCGGACGCGTCATCACGCCGCCTGCGACGCTTCGCAATTGGCTGATGGCGAAGGGCTTCTGCGAACTGGTCAAACCGCAGGGTGCGGCGACCGTGGGAAAGGGTACTGCAAGTGAACGCACTCCAGAACGTCAAGGTTCTCTTGACCACGCCGCCGGTCGCAAGCGTCAACAACGCAAGCGCCCTCACGACCACCATTGACACGCTGGGCTTCGACTACGCGAAGATCCTCGCGTGCGTCGGTGTCGCGGATGCCGCGATGACCGCCCTGAAGGTCCAGGAATCCGACTACGCCAACATGAGCGGCGCGGCGGACGTCACGGGCCTCGTCTACGGCACCTCGACCGACATTGCCGGCGCCACGTCGTCCCTGCCGGCCTCGACCAACGACAACACCATCTTCGCGTTCGACGTCGATCTCCGCGCCCGCAAGCGCTACCTCGACGTGGTTGCGACGGTGGGCAACGCGGGCACGACTGGCGCGTTCGTGACCTGCGTCACCATCCTCGGCCGCCCCGAGCAGAGCCGCGACACCGCGACCCGCCAAGGCACCGTGGCGACCCTTCGCGTCTGACCGTAGGGGGAACCCGTGAAGCGTCAGCGATACGTGGCCAGCGTCGATAACGCGACCACGAACGAAAAACTGGAACTGCTACGGCTGAAGCTCGCCGGGCACTTCAACGCCGACCCGGCCGACGTGCTGGTGATTGCCGGCGGGCACATCGCCATCAACAGCTTCGAAGTCGATGGGCTCGAACCGTTGCCGAAGCCGGTCAAGGAAGAACCGAAAGAGGCTGAGCCCGTCCCCGCCGTGCCGGGCGTCCCCCACAAGTTCAAGCACAAAGGTAGCTGATGCGCGTTCTTCTGGCGATGCCGCGGTACAAGTCCGAAGTCTGCATGGCTTCCGCTCAAGCGTTCTTCCACGCTTGCTTGAGCAAGGCCGGGCACGAAGTTCGGGCCGTCTCGCAGGCGTCGTCGCTCGCCACCAGCTGCTTTAACTCGCTCTGGGCGATGGCCCGGAACGAATACGAGTCGGGCAACATCGACGCCTTCGCGATGATCCACTCCGACGTCGCACCGCCGTTGGGGTGGCTCGACACTCTCATCGAAGAACTTGAACGGGTGGAAGCCGATGTTCTGTCGGCGGTCATCCCCATCAAAGACGGCCGGGGCCTAACCTCGACCGCCGTGGACGACACCGGCTATGCATGGCGCTTTCGCCGTATCACAATGAAGCAGGCTCACGCCTTGCCGGTGACGTTCACTTCCGCCGACGTCGGGGCTCCGCTGCTCCTCAATACCGGCCTATGGGTCGCCAAGCTCGGCCCGTGGTGCCACGAGACGTTCTTCCAGGTCCGCGAACATATCCGCCGGGACAAGAGCCAAGGCGGGCTGTGGGTTCCCTCATGCGTGCCCGAAGATTGGGACTTCAGCCTCCAACTGCACCAGCACGGGCTCAAGCTGGCGGCCACCCGCATCGTTGAAGTGGAACACTACGGCGAGCATAAATGGCGTTCCGCCGACGTCTGGGGCTGGGACGAAGACAACCAGAACTCAAAGAAGGCAATCGCCGCCATCAACGAGGGCTTCCAGTTCCCCGCCGACGTCGATGGCTGGCTCAGCGAGGGAGAAGGCCGGTTCCTTTCGGAAGCCTGCAAGGGCCATGAGGTCTTGGAGATCGGCAGCTATTGCGGTCGCTCCACGATCTGCATCGCCCAAGGGGCAACGCTCGTCCATGCGGTGGACACGTTCGACGGGCGCGACACCCCGGCAGCCGGACGGAACACGCAGGCCATCTTCGCTGACAACCTGAGCCGCTACGGATGCTCCGGCCGGGTCGTCACCTACGCGGGCACGAGCCGGGACAAGGTTCCGCTGATCGGCCGCAAGGTGGACGTCGCGTTCATCGACGGCAGCCACGATTACGCCTCGGTCATGGAAGACGCTCAGCTTGCCCTGAACACGCTGAAGCCTGACGGCGTTCTGCTGTTCCACGACCACCACGAGGAAGGGGTGTCGGCGGCGATTGCGGAGCTGGTCGGCTGCGGGGCTCAGACGCTCGGCAACCGTGGCAGCATCGCCATCGTCGCGCCGGCGTCTCTTGTGGAGGCGTCGGCGTGAATGCCATACGTTCCACCACTCCTTCTTATGCCGGTTGTCGTTGGAGCCGCCGCCGCTCCCATCCTCACCATGGCGGAAGTCCGCGACCACCTGCGTCTCGACACGACCGACGACGACCCGACCGTAGCGGCGTTGCTCGCGGCGGCTACGGATTGGTTCGAACGGGCCACGGACCGAAAGTACGTCGCGGCGACCTACCGCCTCGACCTGCCGGCGTTCTGCGGCTCGCGCATCGAACTGCCCTATCCGCCGCTCGCCTCGGTCACGCACATCAAGGCGTACGACCAATCGAACGTGCTTCAGACGGTCGCCAGCTCGAACTACGAAGTCATCACGAACACCGAGCCGGGCGCGGTTCAACTGCTGACTACTGGCCAGTGGCCCGCGACCTACGTGCGGTCGGATGCGGTGCAGATCACCTACGTGGCGGGCTATGCGGTCCCGGCGGACGTGCCGGAACTGGCGAAAGTCGGCGTCAAGATGCTTCTCGCGCATTGGCACGAGAATCGGGAATCAGTGTCGCCCGTGGAGACGTTCAGCGTCCCGATGGGCGTGGAAGCAATCGTTTGTTCGGTTCGCTCTTACAGGTTTTAGGCGTCGTTTAGCGACGACGTTGGACGAGAAACAAGGAGATTGGCAATGGCCGACCTGACGATAACAGCCGCAAACGTCGTGCCTGTAACTGGGTACAGTAAAACGACCGGCGTTGCTGGCACGACCATCACGGCGGGCCAGCCGGTCTACATCGACACGACCGACTCGAACAAACTGAAGCTGTGCGACGTGGACGCCTCGGTTCTCGCGGCGACGGTCGCGGGCATCGCGCTGCACGGCGCCAGCAACGGCCAGCCGCTCAGTTACATCACGTCCGGCGACGTGACAATCGGGGCGACGGTCGCCGTGGGGCTGCACTACGTAGCCTCCGACACGGCGGGCGGAATCATGCCGATTGCGGACCTCGACTCGGGAGACTACGTCTCGCGGCTCGGGTACGCGGTCAGCACGACCGTCCTCCGCATGGACATTAAGAACCTCGGGCTGGCGTTCGCCTGATGGTCGCCGCCGGCAGACTCCGCCACCGACTGGCAATCGTGCGTCCGTCCGACCCGAATCAGACGGACGACTACGGCCAGCCTTCCGCCATCCCTTCAGCCGTCGCAACGGTCTGGGGATCGGTGGAAGCGTTGTCGGGGCGGGAGCTATTGCTGGCTCAGCAAGTCAACGCGGAAACGACTCACAAGGTCATCCTTCGTTACCGCGATGACGTGACGAAAGACCTGCGGATACTGCACCGCGGCTCGACGCTCGAAATCGAGTCCATCTTGGACCGGAGCGGGCGGCGGGTCGAATTGGAACTGCTCTGCAAAGAGACGCAGCCGGGGGCTCAGGCTTGAGGATGCGGGTGGCGGTCTACGGCGTGAAGGAAGTGCTTGCGAAGCTCGCCAGCATCCCGGCCGATGCACGCGCCGCGTCGTCTTCCGCCCTGCCGATTGCCGCTACCGTCATCGCCGCCGCGGCCATTGCGGAAGCGCCGAAAGACGCGGGCGACTTGCAGGCCGGCATCGAGGCGCGAGCCACGGCGGGCGGAGGAGCCGAGGTTGAGTCGGAGGCGCTTCACTCCATCCACGTGGAGTACGGCACCGCAGAGCAGGCCGCGCAACCTTTCCTCCGTCCCGCCATGGATAGGTTCGGCCCGAAGGCGATCCTCGAAGCGGCCCGATACGTCAACAAGTCCGTGGGGGGCTGAAATGGAACGAGCCTTCCGCCAGTGGTGCAAACAGCAACTCGCGATCTCCACGACCATCGGCGAGCGGATCTACCCGATGCAGGCGCCGCAGACCGCCGCCCTGCCTCGCATGGTCTACCAGGAAATCGCGTCCGTTCCGCTGCTGAGCCAGGACAAGTTCCAAGGCTCGCAGACCTCGCGGCTGCAAATCACCGTTCACGCGGCCGACTACGGCACGGCGAAGCAACTCGCCCGGACCGTGGCCGGTCTATCGACGTCGTTCCGCGGGCGGTTCGTCGGCGACCCGGCGAAGATTCGCGGGGCGATTCCGCAGGGCGTACGCGACCTGCCGGCGACCATCCCCGCAGGGGCGGACAAGCCAATCAGTTCCGTGAGCCAAGACTGGCTCGTTCACTGGAAGGAGTAAGCCAGCCATGGCGAGCGAAGCGACACTTGGCTACGGGACGCAGTTTTTCATCGCCGACTCCGATGGGAACTTCACTCTCGACAAGCTAGGCCAGATCAAAGACGTGCCGTTCCCCGAATGGGAATGCGACGACGTGGACATCACGAACCAGGACTCGCCGGACGCGACGAAGGAGTACCTGTCCGGGTTCTCCGACGGCGGCGAACTGGAAATCGAAATGGTCTTCCGCTCCGACGAGTTCGCGCGGCTGGACACGTTCTACCGCCAGAAGCGAAACATGCGGATTTGCATGCCGGAACGCGACTCGGTCGATGCGGGCTTCGAGGGAACTCCGCCCAACAGCACGCCGAGAATCGACTTCGAGGGCTACATCAAAAAGATCGGCGGCTCCGCTCCGGTGGAGGAAGCGATCATGGCCACCATCACCATCAAGGTCAGCTCGAAGCCGGCCTTCACGGAAGAGCCCGCCGACTAACGGTCGCCGGTTCGCCCTGCTCAAAATCAACCTGCTCTGATTTGGAAGGAAGCGAATGGGAATCTTAAACGCCAAGGCGATTTTAGACGCCGCGGACATGCCTTTCGAGGACTTCGAAGTTCCGGAATGGGGCGGGGCCGTTCGGCTTCGCCTGCTCTCCTGCAAAGACCGCGATGACGTCGCCGAGAAGGCGAAGAAGAACCCCGCCGGGCTGGGCCCGCTGCTGTTCGTCAAGTGCGCCATCGATGAAGACGGCAAGCCGCTCTACCCCGAAGCTCAAGCGACCTTCATTTCGGCGACGAAATCCGCCGTGGTGATGGATCGCGTCGTCGCCAAGATCATGGCGATGAACGGAATGTCGCCGGAGGCGGCGAAGGAGAACTTGGGAAAAGCAGACGCCGGATCCGGGACGACGGACTAGCCCGGTTCTGGCACCGGCTGGCATCGCTCTGGCACTGCCCGGTACGGGAGGCGAAGCGCCGCTGTGACACCCGCGAGTTTGACGACTGGTGGGCCTTCCACGAGGTGGAGCCGTGGGGGCAGGGAGCGGCGACGGTTCAACTGGCGGTCATGGCTTCGATTCTGGCGAACGCAAACGCGAAGAAGGGGGCCAAGCGGTACAAGGCGGACGACTTCATGCCGAAGCCGCCGAAGGACGCGGACTATGGCACGGCGACCCCGTCGCAGATCATGGGACGCTTCAAGGCGATAGCGGAGAAGTTCGAGGAGAAGGAACGGGTCAAGGCTAGGGCGAAAGGAGGCCGGAAGCGATGAGCGTTATCGGCAACCTCGTCCTGAAGCTGACGGCGGATTCGAACGGTCTCGAAAAGGGGCTCGACCACGGCGCCCGCCAGCTAGTCGCCTTCGCCAATTCCAGCAGCCTGGTCGCGACCACGCTTGCCAAGGTCACCAACGAGGCCGGCGAGACGTCCTACGCGGTCGCGGAACTGGAGCGGCATGTAGGCGTCACCACGGGTCACTTCACGAACTCTGTTCTGGCAGGCCGGAAGTACGCCGACACGCTGTCCCATACCACGAACGTCTCAAGGCAACTCGCCACGACCACGAGCAGCACCGCCCAGACCCTTAGCTACGTCGGCGGGTCGTTCCAGAGCTTGGCCGCCGTCCTTTACAAGTTTGACCTCGTGAACTTCGCCGCGTGGCGTTCGTTCGAGCATTGGAACACGCTCGGCGTCATCAAGGGTCCGGGCCTTTTCATCGAGCAATTCGACCGGCTGCGGAACGCCTTGACGGGGATGATTGCACCGTCGCGGCAGGTTGAGTTCGTCATCAAGATTCTCGTTGAGGCGATTGTCGCGTTTGCGACGGCCCTCAACCAACTTGCGGAGAACCCGGCCGCTCAGCGGCTAGGGGCAATGCTCGTTAAGATCGCGGGCGACATCGACCACGTCGGCGGCAGCTACCGGAACGCGACCCGCATCCTCGCGGATAACACCATCGGATTGGTCGCCTCCGCGTTCACGCGGCTGGCGGACGCGGCGGCACAGGCTGGGCAGGCGACCCGAAACATCTTCCTCGCGGCCATCTTCGGGCTGACGGAAGGCATGTCGCGGGCAATCGCCGTCACCGCCGACTTCACGAAATACGTTCTGCTTGCCGCGGCCGGGATCGGCTCGCGATTGGTCGGAGCCCTCGTCTCGGCGACCGGCGCCGTGCTTCGGTTCGCGTTCGCGTCCGGAACGACCGCCGTGCAGGCAATGGCCCGCATGGCGACGACCGGAACGACCGCCGCGAACTCGCTCAATCAGGTGGCCGGCTCGGCATCTAAGACCGGGATGGCCGTACGGTCGCTGCTTGGCCCGCTGGCGTTCTTCGGAGCGGCAGGCACGGCAATCGTCGCGACCGCCGCCGGGCTCGCCAAAGGCTTCTCCGACGCCGCCAGCATCGAGAAGTACACGGCTAGCATGGAGGTCATGCTTGGAACGGCCGAGAAGGCGAAGAAGCTGCTGAAGGACGTCGCCGGGTTCTCCGGCCGCACCCCGTTCGCGTTGCCTGACTTGGAACGCGGCGCCCGCGACCTCGTGGCGTTCGGAGTCTCTGCGGAGCAGGTGCTTCCGACGATGCGGGTGCTGGGCAACCTCGCCCAAGGCAATCAGGAAGCGTTTGACCGGCTGAATCAGGTCTACGGGAAGATCCTCAACGTCCGGCAGGTCGGGCTTGACGACCTCACCACCATCGCATCGATGGGCATCCCGATCTTCGACCAACTCGCCAAGCAGATGGGCGTCACCCGCGTTGAACTGCGGAACATGGTCAGCGACGGCAAGGTGCAACTGCCTCAGCTACAGACCGCGTTCGCCGCGCTCACGGACAAGGGGAGCAAGTTCGGCGGACAGATGGCGAAGATGGCGGCGACGTCCGGCGGGGCGATGACGCAGCTATGGGCGAACATCCGGCTCGTCTTCCTCGGCATCGCGCAGGAGTTCAACAAGGCGTTCGGTTCGGCGGGCAGCACGTCGGCGTTGACGACGTTCGTGCAGACGCTTCAGACGCGGATCGTGCCCGCAATCGGGCAAGGATTCAAGTGGCTGGCCAGCGTCGTGGCGGCGGCGAGCAGCTTCCTTTCCGCCAAGGCCGGCGAACTGATGGCCCTGTGGTCGGCGTTCGGCGGGGCTGCGACCGCCGCACTGAACCTGATTAGCACGGCGTTCGCGACGGCGTTCACGTTCATCGGCGGGCTGTTCGGGGCTAGCAGTGCGACGTTCACAAGCTGGGTTGAGAGTCTTACGTCGGCGTTTCTGGTGGTCGAATTCGCCATCCTGAATTGGAAGCAGAATCTGTCCATTTCGATCCTTCAGGTGTCGCTCGCGGTCGTCAAGTTCGCCAACGACGTCGCCTACTTCTTCACCGATGCCATCCCGCATTACTTC